CCACTGGAGCTGTTGTAGTACATATCTCTTGGAATGAGTTTCTAACCACCGTAGTCGTAATGGTAGCACCTGTAGTACAGTCTGTAGTAGTAAATACAGCACCATCAGTGCCGCCATTTATTTGATAAGTATTACATGTAGTAGATACCGCAAAACTAATAGGATTATTACTAACAGGTATCTTTAAATCTATAGCATCACCTACCGTAAGCTCAATAGCTGGCTGAGTAATAACTGGTACAGCAACCTCCGCACATGAGGAACAACTACCTACCGTTAATACCACTCCCTCATCATTAACAACAGCATAATTAGTTGTTGGGGCTGTCCCTATTCTGTGGAATGCATTGTTACCATCATAAGGTGTCAATCCACTAAGTTCATCATATATAATATCCCCTACCACAGGTAATGCAGCAGCTCCTGAGTGATACCTAGTATCTGGAGATGTAGTAGCCGCACAAACACTAGTTAGCGTGTCATCCGTGGTATCTATAGCAAATGATTGTAGCGTACTCGCTGCTGCTTGAGCTGTAAATGCGCCACCGCCAGAGGCTATAATCTCTATATTACCAGGTAGTAATTCATTCTTAAAGAAAGTAATATCTGTAACCCCAACCACATCTATAGCCTGACCTACTATCCTGTCGTTCCACTTAACAAAGAAAGTATTTGTCCCTGAAGGTGTACACCTAACATTTACGTTCCCTCTTCTATTGGTATAATCAGCGATTGAATTAACCGTACCTGCAATAGATGCACTACTTGTAAGTGTAGCAGGTGGTGTAATGTTATTTCTGTAGTCATATATTAGATACAAGAACTTCTCATTAGATGGTCTAGCGAAAGTAAATGAGCCCTCATAGTTACTACCTACGATAGCAGGTGTTGTAGCTGTTGATAGTAATATTAATGTCTTAACATCTGCCTCTGAGTACTCCACATCAGTAACTAAATACCTGAGTGAGTTTCCAAAGTTAGGATTAAAAGGCTTTATGGTATCTGTACCTGTCACCCCTGCTTTTAGTGTTACTGTATCTCCAGCAACAGGGATAGAGTCTACACCCTCAAAAGAATTAAAACCATTATCTAAAGCAAAAGCGTTTTTAGTAAGTGCTACCCCGTCAAAGTCAATATCACCACCCGTAGTGTTGCTAGTAAAGTCATACTTCTGATTAGCTATCAATCCTCCATCTACACTATTACCAATAACTATTACCTTTCTATCTATTGGTAGGGTAGCGTACTGAATTACAGTAAAAGGATAGCTCACACCACATGCAGTAAATGTAACGGTTACACTCCTGTTAGAGCCTGTAGCGTTAGCCGCATAGGTGAAGTTTAAGAACTCTGAATCCTCACCTGAGTATGGTGTTGCTTGGGTATTAACCGTAAGCCATGTAGCTCCTACCCACGCCACGGTCCACTCTGTATTAGATATTACCGTCCATACATCGGTATTAGCGGCATTACCTATTGTTAGTCCTCCTGATGGTGGCTTCACACTGAAATCACATGGAGGGTTTAATGTGTCGTTATTGGCTAGTACGTATCTCTCTTTAAATGGGTCTATAGCTCCTATCTTCTGAGTTCTACTGTTAGATATGAACAACTCCTTGAAGTAATTTCTCATGCCTTGAGATGATATCTCAAACATTCCGTTAGAGCCTAACCTCATTACCGCACCTCGTCTAGAGTCTGTAAAGTACATATCATTACCCCACGTAGCAAAGCTCTCTGGGTTTTCACTTATACCATACTCACCTGTGAAGGTAACTTGAGTTCCTAACACCTCTGGTATAGATGCTACCACGCCACCACCTACTGAATCACTTAGTAGGTTCTTACCGTATAGTATCTTAGATACCTTATTCTCTTGAAAGGCTACTAAGTCTGTATCTCTTGCGTGTAGCTTCTGAATAGAACCAAAGAACTTATCAATGTACTTAAAGTTAGCTAAGGATAGATTAAACTCATTTAGGTTGTTTATCCCTGTGTTCTCTCTATATATACCGCTATATGTAATAGCCTCCTCTACTCGCTGTTGCTTATAATCCTCTATCACAGAGCTTACTCTTGGAGAGTAGGCTAGTGCTGGTGCGTTGAAGTCACCACGTATTCTAAGCCCCTCTACACCATTGCCAAAGCAATAGGCGTTGTACATACTGTTCTCTCTATCTGAAGCTGTGGATGATAGTGTAGTAGTATTTAAACTCACCGTAGCTGGAGAGTTACTCGATAAACTCTGATTAGAAACATTACCCTGATGAGCACCATTAATAATATCAAGTGTATCACTAAGCTCGTAGTATATATCCGCAGGATTCTCTATAGGAGTAGTCTCAAAAACATTAGCCTGTTCTTGTTGTATTATTTCAAAAAATACGTTTATTTCTGGAGCTCCATCACAACTAGTTAAATTAGCACTTGAACCAGTACTAAGTGGTTGGGCTGAGCCTCTTATCATCATCCAAATAGGTTGAGTGGCTAAATATTCACTCCAACTAAGACCTCCAGGAGCTGTAGCATCTGGAATGGTGAGAGTAAATGTTTTTTGATAAATACTATTACTATCACTACATCCTGATGTTGATGCATTATTGAAACTAAACCCTCGTCTGAAAAATACATTAGCAGCTCCTAGTTGATTTTGAAATTGAGAAGATATGGTTCCTAAAGATTGCTGTAAAGCAGTGGGTTGACCTAATTGTTTAAATTGTTTATAAGCACCACTTTCCCAGAACCACTCCTCTATATTTAAGTAGTCTCTAGGAGATATAAATTCATTTTCTTCTAATGAAAAATCTGTAACATTTATCTTTATTCTAGCTCCTGCTTTTATAGGTCTGTCAATAATTGGTTGAGCATATTGAGCTTGAGGCAATCCTGTTATAGCATTTCCTTGGTCGTCTTTCCAAAAATTTTCACCCTGAACAATAGCGGTGTGATAAGTGTTTTCTTGAGATTGTTGGTTGTATTCCCATTTATTCTTAACACCTCCAAGAGTAGAACCACTTCCACCTCCTTGAACTTCATGTATGTTAACAATCCAATAATCCCCTACTTTATAACCTAAGGTAGTAGGAAAAGTAAAGCTATAAATCACAAGCCCACTTGTAGAGGAATAATTTACTTCTTGTAAAGAGGTGGTTATATCAGTATCTGACTTTAAAGGAACGTAGCCCCCTCCAGTAGAGTTTAACTCAAATTTATCTACCCTGTATCTATTTACTCCTGAAGAACTTGGATTTGTTATTATAATTTTTAACCTAAAATCATTATTAAATTGAGGTGTAAATCCGAATTGAGGTATTATATAATTATTACTGGTAGAACCCCCATAATATATTGGGTAATTAACCACACCAACTCCAGCACCTACAGCCGAATCTAACCCTCTAATATAAGGAATTGATTTCCAGTCGCCATTAACATCTTCATAAACAGAGCCCCTACCTGTGTTGTTGTAGTTTTCTTCAAATAAATCACTTCCATTAAATAATGCAGTATCATCTATTTTTAACTTAAAATATAAACCATCTGGTTGAGAAAGTCCATTGTCTAAAAAATTTTCTGGTTGAGACTGAACATCTAGTACCTTGTATTGTTGATTACTCTCACTAGCTACTCCTGCCTCTGTTTTAAGTATTACATAGCTCCCAATAGGCACCTTATCCACCTCTGATTGGTCTATTTGAAACCAGGTATATATATCATCTTTTGCATACCACAACACAAAAATATTATAATAATTACCCTTAGGTTGTTTAATAAATATTCTATATTTCTTAGCAAATGCAGGGGCTTCGTTATTTATTTCAACCCTAATATCGTTAGCCTCATCAGATAAATCTGGTGTAATGTTAATAGTATTATTAGGAGATGTTAGTACCGTAGTCATTCGGCTGTATTCATCTAAATATACCAAACCTATCTCATAATCCCTGTCACTCCTAAATGTAGGCAGTGGTGTGCCAGAAACCGCTGTTGACTGTATCTCTAAGCTGTAGTCTATATCTATAGGTTTACCTGATGAATCAATGATGTCATAAAACTGAACATAGTTGCCATAAGCAATCCTACTACCTATAAGCTCCTGTGCTTTTGCTTTTAATGGTACATTGTCAAATAGTCTTGTAATCTCATCAGGAGGAAGTACTGTATACACCTTACTATTGTCAAAGGTGTTGGTAAATCTTCCGTTAACATCAATACCCAAGGATGGATTAGTAAGGATGTCTTCTATAGTAAATGACTCAATAACATTAATGTTGGTGCCAGCCGTATCTCTAAATAACAACTGAACCTCTTTTATTCTAGGGTCTGGAACCCAAGCACCACCTGATAATTCCCCGTTGATGTAGTAATCTACACTAACCTCATTATAACTATTAGTCATAGATGAAAAAGAATCATCACCAATTACATATAAAAAAGGTGACGGCTCAAATGCTGTAGATGAGAATGGAGATATAGCACTATACTCATCGTTCTCGTACTTATATCTACAGGCAAACTGTAGGAACTTATACTTTAAGTTATTCTCCTGGAACTGTATAGCTGAATTAGTTAATGTTATGTTTGGTGAGTTTAACGCTGGCTTTACAATAACCGATATGTCATCCTCAATAAATCCATCAGTAGAATAATACTTAGCTACATTTAATCGTCTTGGTGGGTTTATATTATCTGTCCAAAACAACAAACCATCTATAATATTAACACCAGTAATTAAATAACTGGGGTTGAATTTTAGTATTCTATTCTTAGTGTCTTTAAGTAGAACTGTAGTTACACCATTAATCTCATTATATTTAAGTACATAATCAAAATCAGTGTCAGCAACAAACCAGTAGATATTATTATTAGCCTCATCAGCTACAGCACCTATAGTCTTAGCGTTAGCGGTAAAGGTTTGATTAGATACATTGGTATTACCTTTTATGTTCTCTAATGCACCAACACCTGCACCTTCAGATGCAGACACTTCGACATTCAACGCATCTCGATACTGACCGTCTGGAATCAGACGTTCATCAAGACCTTTGTTCATAATACCTTTTATGAAACTTTTAATTAACCTCATTTAATCCACTTATCTCTGCCTCTTAGAGTCATCAATAATCTCCCAGAGTGCATATTGCTTAATCTAATCTTAGCGTTTCTAAGTTTAGCCATTTTCTCTTTCTTAGCTCTCCTTACCACATATTCCTGGGTGTCTATCTTATTATCTAAAATAGCCCATCTAACGTAGCTATATATGTAGTCCTCTGCTAATTTATTAATTGTAACCGAATCATCATCACCATTCTCCATACCATCAGATACATACTCTAGTACTATAGACTGAGCATTAACACCTGAGCTGAAGTTAATAACACCTGATTGTTTATTAATTCTAAAGCTATCGTTTACATTAGCCTTAGAGGTATCTAACCCGTAGTATCCACCTATTCCATAGCTAAAATACCAGCTTCCATCTACACACCAACCCCACTGTCCATATCTTAAACCTGAATCTAAAAATTGTTGCTTAGGTAGTCCAGCTAATCTATCCCTATCTAATTGAGATAGCTCCTCCTCTAATACCTCACCATTCTGGTCGAATAATAAATTACCATTATTATCCTTTAGGTATTCAGTAGCGTAGTTAATCTGACTGTTCTCATGTAGGGGAAATAATATACCATCCTTCTCTACCGATATACGTACATAGTTTACGTAGTCAGGTGGTAATACAAACCTTAAGTCATCACCAACAGATTGCTGTAATACCTTTATGTTCCTTAATGCATCGTAGTTAATCTCTTGGATGCCTCTCTTGGCGTGAAACAATACGTTATACCTAGTCACATTATTAACCAACTTATCATCACCTACATACATTAACATAAAATTATTAACGATATCCTTTAGTGATACGTATTGGTACTCTCCCCAGTTTGCATTCTGAGGTACTGTACCTGAGTTGGTGTAGTATTGATAGTTAGTTATGTATGCCATTATGTTTCTTTTTGGTCGTTAATAGCTTCCTCTTGTGATGCAAATGCTGTTACAGCTGCTTCTCTAATATTAACACCAGCGTACTCCAGTATCTTAAAGACCAGAGTATCTTGGTCTGAAAGAGGTAACTCAAAGTCTTGGTAATCGGCAGCTGACTGATTAAATACAGGTGAGCCAGATACTGTGTTATAGGTCCACTTAGGGTCAGATGGATAGCGTACATATAGAACATCTATATTGTTTATTATGGTTGATGGATATACTATTATTGAATTACCTGGTGAGGTGGGTGTTGGTGTTGAATTACTAGCACCTGTTAAGTAATACGCAGGGTATGTAGTAGTTGGAGCTGTAATGTTTGACATTACCAGCTGGTTTATTTTATTCTGGTTAACTCTCTCTACCTCAGTAGTAGTGTTATAATAAACCACGTTTAATGTGTACCAGTCTGTAGGTAGTGTAAAAGATGTTGTTCCACCAACATAAGTAAGTCCTGTTGATTTCTTGGTAAATAAATCTATAACCTCCGCTAGTTGCTTAGGGATATCTGCATAACCACTATTAGATAATCGCTTATTCTGTAGGTTTAATGCATTCTTGTAATCATAGAAATATTCCTCGAATAGCTCAAGTTGAGCCTGCTTTGCAAACAGGTTAAACTCTTCAGGAGTTACGTAGCCATTATTATCCTTATTAAGGATTGCCATGACTGTATTTCTAACCTCATTAATCATTTAAAATTTCTTTGATACAAAGATAAAGAAAAAAAAGGGACTTGTTGTTTTTTAAGGAAGTATAAAAAAAGAGGACCTATAAAAAGTCCTCTTAATTAAATTCACTAAAGCTTTTACTTAAGCAATAGCAATACCACTCACAGCTTTACTAGGAGCTACTGTTTCAACTACGTTTTGCCACATGCTTTGATGAGCAGCTACAACCGCATTTTGAATATCATCTCTCATTTGAAATCCACTAGATTGGGTAGCGTGAGTAATTGTAACTACATCTTGAGCAGCTGCACCTCCGTAAACAATAGTAACAGTAGTAGTACTTGCTTGCTCAATTAACTTAATGTTGTCAGCAGAAACAAGTTGATTTCCTTCACTTGTAACTGGAATACTTAAAAATTTTGCCATTTTAAAAAATTTTATGGGTTTATAAAGTACAAAGGTAATAAAAAAAAGGGACTCGAAAGCCCCTTCTTTTAACCAATAAACATAACATGAATTATGAATAACAAACACTTACCTATACGTAAGTTCTTTTAAAAGGTTACGTTTTACTTTAACTTTTTTTCTAACATCTTCATTACCTCTATTCCCTCATCTGTTTGAAGGTATGAAGCTAATGCAGATACTGGCTCTTCCCCAAAAGGAACAGTCATCATCTTTTTCTTATTATCCTTTAAATTAAAGTAAATATCCCTCTTATTGTTTCTTAAGGCTACTAAACCATTACTTAATGATTTTTGAGCTAAATCCTGAAGCTGTAACATTGGGTCATCCAACATCTCTAAAAACTCTACAGGATTGTTTCTAGCGTATAAACGCACATCTCTTTTTAATTCAGCACTACTTAGCTTATCAGCTCTTGAACCCATAAGCACCCTAGCAATTGATTCAGCCATCTCAATAGACATTTCCTTAGCCGCAATCTCTGCATCTAATTCAATATCCATAGATGCAACATCATCAGAGGCTTCTCTCTCTGTATTTACCTCCTCAAAGATTGTTCCAAATCCTGGGTGTAAATTTAAGAACCATTGTAGTACTGGATTGTTTTTTGGAACCGTTAAAAAACCATCCTCGAAAACTACAGGCTCTAATATAGCATTATTATCCTGTTCATCCTCAAATGGGGTTTTTTGATTTCTAGCATATCGTAAAGCTCTATTTACTTGTTTCTCTTCATCGAAATGCATTAATGGGTATCTTCCTGTGTTTCTGGAAGCCAACATAAAACTAAGCGGAGTAGTTTTAGTTTTTAGAATATAAATTCTGTCTTTTAATTGTAATTTCATTTTATTTAATTTTAAATTTTAAAAAAAAGGGGAGGAATTAACCTCCCCTGTATTATTTATTCTTCTTAACTCTTAAAGATAAAGAAGTTGTTTGCACCTAATGTACAAAGTGCTCTTTCAGAAAGAAAGTTTACTTCCATTCTATCCAAATCACTTGTAGCAGCACCGCCAGCAGAACCTGTTATCCAAGTTTTGTAACGTCTGTCTTCAGTCTCAGAAGCTCTGTATCTAACGTGTAAGAAAGGTCTACGAGCATTTTTACCCATAACCTGGTCGTATACATTAGTAGAACCAGCTGGTACTAATACACCATTTACCGCACCTCCTGTTAAACCACCTCTTAAGGTAGCATCATTAAGGTATTTCCAGTCAGACTTGTAGAACTCATATCCTCTTTTGAATCCTGAGAATCCAAGGTTAAGTGCCATTTCTTCGTCATTGTCAAACAATCCGTAAGAAGTACCACCTGCACCGTAAGAGTTTTGAGCAGCTAACATGTCATCAATATCAAATCCCATTTGTCTGTTAACAAAAAGAACATTCTCTTGAATCGCACCTTGCTTATCTAATCTCTGGATGATAGCATCAAAATCAGCTAACGCTGTTGGATTACCACCAGACCAAACATTTCCTCTGTTTTCTATAGTGTGGAACATACCATCTGTCCCTGCATCCGTTGCACCTGGAGCTGGAGATAAGTTTGCCAATGCTCCTGAAGCTGCCGCTGCTGGAACACCTTCTACCATAGCCATTTCTAAGTAGTCGTCATATCTTAGACGAGTCTCGTGCTCAGACTTGATGTACCAAAGGTATCCATCTGCACCATTTTCTGATGTTACTTCAACCCAACCAATTTGAGCCATATCAGAACCAGCAACAACGTACTTGTCTTTTATGATAATTGGTTTGTTGTCAAAGATTACAGGGTCAGCCTCTAAAGAACCAACCATTCCAGCTGAACCTTTTCTAAACTCTGAACCATATACAAAAGATGTAATTGTACCAGCATTGAATCCAACTGCTTGAGCCGCTTCATAGTATGCTACTTCAAAAGAATCTACTGTACCAGCTACAGTGTCAGCTCCTACAGCTGTTACAATAGCTTTATTTGATACGGTAGCTCCTGCACCCTCTAATGATAATAAAAGAGTTTGTCCTACTCTAAAGTTACACGCTACTGCACCAGCAGTAATATAAGGAACAGCAGTCGATGCTGTAGCTCCATCTCCTTGAGTTGTCGTACATCCTTCATATTTTGTATGTAATCTTCCTTGCTCTTCCCATTTAATAAGGTCAGAGTTTGTTGGCATTTCTGCCCCTACCATTCTTAAGAAAGCGTTGATAGACCTGTTTCCATATCTCTCAAATTCTCTTTCGTAAGTATCTGGTAGATATTGACTTAAAAAATCAAAGTTATTAATATAATTACTAGGTAACGTTGATTTACTTGATGATGGTGTTAACGCTGGTTGTCCAGCTGCACCTGTTATAGCTCCTGCCATTTTTTTTAGTTTTTAATAGTTATTTTTTTTTACTTCTTATTCGTAGCTTACCCGAACCTCTTTCTTCACTCATAGCAGTAACTTTAAAACCTCCCTTAGATACACTCTCTGATGCTTTTCTAACTGGCATGTCTACATTTTTAGACTCCCTAGTTACATCACCGATTGCATCTGATTGACCTTGCTCGTAAAAATACTTCGCAAAAGCCTCAGGATTCATCGCTACTGATAGAGCTCTGTGATACGCATTAGCATCCTTTAAGTAACCGTCCTCATTAACATGACTGCTAATAAAGTTAGTAACATCAGACTGAGCTTTCTTTAGTTGCTCTGGATTACCAGGCTTATAAGTTAACTCCCTCTCTCCTACCTTAAATTCAAAACCTTTGAACTCATCAGAGAATAGTTTGTTAGTCTTATCTAAAAAGTACTCCTGTCTTTTTAAATTTTGCTGCTGCGAATCTTTAGATTCTTCAGCATATTTCTTGTAAGCATTGTAGTTTTCTTTCTCCCCTTCTGGAACAAAATCACTACTTGACTCAAGCGGTAATTTATACAGTTCCTTCTGTTTGTTAAAATACTCCTTTGCTTTTACAAGCTCTTCTTTCTTGGCGATTTTAGTCTTTCTAATCTCCGACTCCTCATCTATTTCTTCATCGTAACCAAATCTTTCCTCTAACTCAAACGCAATATCGTCAGAATCTAGGTGTGTTTTGGTTTCAGACCAATAATCAGCCAAGAGGCTGTCTGGGTTAGCTTTATCAAAATCTTTGTTTAACTTAACAAAGTCATTGATTCCCCTTCCAGTTTCTTTTTTAAACTTTAAGAAAGTAGAGACATCATCTGGAAGCTCCTCATTACTTTCTCTCTGCTC